CATGGCGTTGTGTGCGCACCACGATGCGTCTGGATGAGCTTGTATGAGCCTGAGTAGGGATGCAGGCACTGACGGGCCAGAAACCCACCGGACAGGCCCATCGTCCTCGCAGTAGGCGAACCCATGCGCCTTGAACCGCGCGTCACGGATGTATTCTTCCGTGGACATTTTCGACAAAGAGTAATCTTTGTCATAATATGTTTCAAAGTCGATGTAGATTGTTGTCATGTTATCCCATCGTCGGCACCAGATACCAACCGGCCTTTTGTTCTGGAGCTTCTGGCTTCTTGAGATAGCGAATCACGCCCGCCTTTCTCAGTGCTGTCAATCGCCCATCAATAATGCGCATATCGTCGCGTCCAGTAGCCTTTGCAATGCGAAGCGCCTCGGCAGCAACATCGCGTTTATACATCGGGTTTCTTTCGTTCTCGTAAATCGCCTTGATAATCAGCGAATCAAGCTTTTCGTATGGTTTGCTCTGCATGGTGAATTGCTCACTCTGGAAGTTTCGACAGCGCAGACTTCACCGCAGCCGTAGCCTTGTAAACGCCGTCCTCGTACCCTTCCCGGTATGCGTCGCGCAGCGCCATATGCACAAGGTCCGCAGATCGGAAGGTGGGGAGCCATAACGAGTAGGTTGACCTATCGAACTCGTAAACGGCAATCCCGTCCTCGTGCTCTGTAGCCCCTTCCCATTTGAATTTAACCGTGTCTTTCATGTTTTATCCATTTATGCTGCCACCGCGAACACTCATTCTCCGTATGCACTGCGCCAAGTCACGCATAGTCTGCCCCATAAGACTGGATTTGTGCCAAGTTCCTACGCCGCAAAGGCCCCTCCGTGCGTCGTTTGCCCCATCTTTGAACGGCTTGCCTTCGATCATCGAGGCAATCCGCTCGCGGGCATCTGCCTCGACAGACTCAATTAAGGTGAGAATATCATCGCGCGACACACCGCGCAGTGTCTCTCCATAATGGAATTGAACTCCATTGCTGTCGGCCCATTTATCTAGTAGGCGGGCTAACCTAATTGCGGTTTCGTTCATAAGTTTTCTCCATTTAGGCTATCCATCGGTACAGCGCCACGCGCCGAGTTCCGAGCGGCTTAATGACTTCGGCCACTTCGACCAAACCCGCCCGGCGCAGGCGCAGAATCACATTGGACACGCTGCGCACGGGGCGGCGGATTTGGGTTGCAATCTGTCGGATGCTGATCGGCTCGGGCGCGTGCATCAGCAAGTCAGCGACAAGGTAGACAGTGCGAGGATTCATGCCTCCACCTTTTCCGGGCGCAAATTCATCGCGTGTTTCCCCACTTAGGATCAGCACCTTCGAGCAGCAGGCCGCCATGTTTTCGCGCGGACAACCACGCGCGCAGCCAGCGGCGGCGCATGTCCGGGTCCGCCCACAGCCGCCGCGCCATGCGGCGCAGGTCGACCAGGGCATAAGGGGTCGTTCGTTGTCGCATGGCGGCACCTCAGGTGCGGAACGGCATGATGACGCCGGTAAACGCGGCGTCACGCGCAAAATGCACTAGCGCACCACGTTCACCGTTATGGTCGATCTTGATGCGTCCGGGAAATTTCGCACCGAGCGCCTTGTTGACCTGGGCAAAGAGGGAAAGCAGCTCGGCATCGAATTGCGCAACTTCGCCGCTAGTCTCTGCCGGGATGACTTTTGTGTAGTCCGGGTACTTACCTTCAAGCGGGGTAAAACCGAAGTCCTGGCCCGCGCCGGGGTTGGTAATGCGGGCAGTATTCGCCTCGGGGTCAAAGATGAGGTCGCCCCACTTCGCTGTTCCAGTCTTAGGCTTGAGTTGTTTCACTACGTCGGCAGGAATGATGACGCTGAAAACGTGTTCATTCTCGACTGTCTCAACGTATTTCCCGAGAACGACGCCATTTGTGGCGACATAGATCGTCTTGTCGGCTTGGAAGTCGACGAAAACGCCGTTTAGATAACGGCGGATATCCTTTTTAGCAGCCATGGGCAGCAGGGCGCGAAGGACTTCGATATTGACAGTGTTTTCCATGATTTTCTCTCCTAGTTAGTTAGTTAAGCAGTGACGGGGCGCTTATAATTCGACATGCCGCGAAGCCGATGGCAGTTGGCGCATCCGATGCAGTCGGTACAACTGGCGCACGCGGCGCAACTAGCGCAGTCGGTGCACCCGGCGCAGTCGGTGCAGGCAATGCACCCGGCGCAGTCGGTGCAGTTGACGCAGCCAACGCAGCTAGCGCAGTCGGTGCAGCCGGTACAGTCGGTGCAGCCAAAACAGCCGGCGCAACCGATGCAGTCGACGCAATCGGTACAGTCGATGCAGCCGGCCTCATCGAGCGCCTTGCAGCGGGCATCGGCTTCGGCTTGGCTCCTAAGACTCCATGATCGGTTCCCGCGCGGGGAAACCTCTGAAACATAACGCATGAACTCTCTCCTAGTTTTGATGATGCAGCACATGCTGCGGAATGAACTATACGTGAAAATGTGCGGGGCGCAAATTGATTTTTTCTATCGGGTCAGTCCTCCTTATAGGCGCGATAGGCGGCTTGGGCACGGCGTAGCGCGGCCTTGCCTTTGCCAGACTGCGCGTAACGCTTGCGAGCGGCTTTGCCTTTGTCAGACTGCGCATAACGCTTGCGAGCGGCTTTGCCTTTGTCAGACTGCGCGTAACGCTTGCGAGCCTCTTTGCGCTGTGCCTGCCATGCATCAATGGAGCCGTCGAGCCGGCGCAGGTGTTTCTCCCAATAGTATTCGGATCTAGCCTCGACCGGCGCGGCATCGGTCGCGTGGTATAGCGGCACAGGGGCGGACGGCAGCGGCGGCGGGGTGATCGGCGCGAGCACGGGCAAGGCATGGCCTCGGGGCGGAGCCTGCGGCGCGTTGCGCTTGAGTGCCTCAATGCGACGCACCAGGCGCATGGCAATGCTCGCATCTTCACGCATACGCAAGCGCATTGCGTCGGCGGCGGGTGAGCCTGCGCACTTATAGGCAAGGTCGCGCACAAGATCGGCGGCATGGCGCAGCTCGGCACCAAGCGCCAGCGCAGCAGGGGCGGACGCGACGGCGGGGTGAAGTACGCAAGCGCGGTGCTCTGCATCCGCGCGGGCGTAGAGCTTGAGCATTGCGCGATGCGCACGGCCAGCGGCCAGCACGGCGGGGCGGCGATCTTTGCGCTCGATGGATTTTGCACGCTCGCGAGCGTGACGCGCGGCATTGCGCCGGCGCGCGGCCTCGAGCATGAGGGCGGTTTTGTCGGGTAGCATGGCAAGGATGGCGGGTAGAATTTTGTAAGTGGTTGATTTTGCAGGGGAATTTGAGGTTTAGCGGGTAGATTAGCGCCTAGGGATAGGGGTGTGAGGCTTTACATGCTTATATTATACGGCATGCCTTAGCTATATAGTAATGTAATGCTAGTTTTTGTTACAATTTATAGCGTCTAGATAGGATAGAGGCAAAATTACTAAGCAAATCAAGTACTTACGATAGGTGAGGCTTCTCAAGCCGGTGGGCGCGTTTCCTGGCTACCGGCGCGGCTCGGGCGCACCAGCGCACCGGCTGCTTAAGGATTAAGCAGCCGGTGTGAGTGCTTACTAACTTCTATCCCCTGACGGCCAGTAACACGCCCAGGAGCGCCCCGAGCGTGATGGCGCCGAGAATTTCCCCGGCCCGGCTGGTGCGCCGCTCCGGCCTGTAGGTTTCCCTATAGCGCATGATGGATTCAGCGCCGCGCGTTAGCTCGATGTTGGCGGTGTATTCAGACTTGAGCATGGCATCGCCCCTTAGAATTGCTGAAAGAGGAACGTGTCGCCGTCGTGCCAGACTACGGTAGTGTGCTCGCTCAGGAAGTCTTCGGCTAGCGCGCGCCGGTCATCCTCGCTGCCTGACGCGTCAAGCCCGTAGTCTTTGATGATGTCGTCCGCGTCGGCCTCTTCGTACTCGCAGCACAGCGCGATCACGTCAAGTTCGATTTGTTCGCCGGTGTCCTCCTCGAGTTCTTCAAGGTAGTTAAATAGAGCCTCCTTCGCTTCATAGCTGAACCGATTTTCGCGCCCGTGAGCGCGGAAAGCGTCGATGAAGTCTGAAAGGGTGATGCGTTGAAACATGGTTTCTCTCCTGGGTTTAAGGTGTCCCGCGATGCTGCGGTGTTCGTATTATAGCAAACAAATTCACGGCAAAGTCACGGCAAAGTCACGGCCTTACAAACATTTACACTTTTGTTATGCTGGCTGGCGAGCGGGGCCGGGCGACAGGGCGGCGGGATGTGAGGATGCCAGCGTGAGGGGCAAGCAAGAAACGTGTCAGCTTGGCAAACTTTGGAATTCACCCGGACGGACGGGGTGAAATTTTATAACTCCGGGGTGCCGCCCATTCTGCGAGCAAATTTCAAAATTCCACCGCGTTGCTACTACTTGCGGCGCCCCCGATTGCCCCCGCTATTCTCGTTTCGCCCCGTTCTTGATACTATGCGCACATGGCCGAACCAGATTCCCCTGACACGATCAAAATCACCATCGAGGTTGGCGAGGACGGCGTGTTCAAAATCCAGTCGTCCCCTCCAGATGAGGATGCGCTGATCGCTGCGCTGGAGCTTGCCTTGTTTGCGGTCAAAACAAAGCTTGACAGCGAACAATGTTTGCACTAATCTACCCACACTCTCTCCTCCTTCCCCTGGAGTTCGCGGCCCACTCGTGGGCCGCCTTTTTATGTCTAATGCGTCGCCACTAGTCGAACTGATTGCGGAGTTGCAAGCGGACAAGCAGTTTGCGCTCTCTTACATCTTTGCGCATCGGCATCCAGACGAGACGCCTGCGTTCCATAAGCAGATCGTTGCTGCGTGGGATGACCCGCACCCCCGCGTGCTCATCGAGGTATTCCGAGGCGGCGGGAAGTCGACGCTCGCAGAGGAATATCTCACTCTTGCTGCGCTGTTCCAAGAGGCGCAATATATTCTGCTTGTCGGCAACACATACAGCAGTGCGTGTGACCGGTTGGCGAGTATCAAGCATGAGCTAGAGAACAACGAGAAGATCGGCGCAATGTTCGGCTCGGTGCGCGGGGCAACGTGGACGGAGAACGACATTACCCTGTCCAACGGGGTGCGCGTGCAGGCGTTCGGTGCCGGGCAAAGTGTGCGCGGGGCGAAGGAAGTGACGCGCAACATGCGCCCTGACCTTGTGCTGATCGACGATCTGGAAGATCGGGAATCGGTAGCCACGCCAGAAGCGAGGCGCAAGGTGTGGCAGTGGTTCACTCGTGAGCTTGTCCCCGCGTGCGACCCCAAAGCGCGTATCCGCGTCAATGGCACGCCGTTGCACGAGAACTCCATGATCGAGGAACTCAAGCGCAATGCAAACTGGAAGTGCTTGAGTTTCCCCATCTACACCGGCGTAGAGCCTGACCGGGTGCCCATGTGGCCTGCGCGGTTCTCGCTGGAGAAGATCAATGAGCTTTATGAGCAGTTCAGGACGGACGGCGATCTTGCGGGGTTCAGCCAGGAATACTTGCTCAAGCCTATGGACGCGGTAGCCAGCATCTTCGACCGCAACGACATTATTTACGCTGCGCCATCGCCTGCGCATCTTTACATCCCGCGCATCTTGATCGTTGACCCGGCACGCACGACAAACCGCTCCACAAGTGCGCGGACGGGCTACGTCGTTGGGTCGTGGGTTGGCAACGAGCTACACGTCCACGAGGCAATCGGTGGGTTCCATACGCCTTCGGAGCAGATCGAGTATCTATTCCGACTCAATGATGCGCACCACCCAATGACGGTGGCCGTCGAAGAAGATGGCCTCAACCAGTGGCTATTGCAGCCTATCCGAGCGGAAATGGTGCGCAGGGCGGACATCCTGCCACTACAGCCGGTCAAGGCTCCGCGCGACAAGATCAACTTCATCAAGGGGTTGCAGCCGTTCTTCAGGGCGCATGAGGTTAAGTTTCTCAAGCCGCTGCCTGACCTTGAGGCGGAGCTTGCCAGTTTCCCCCTCGGGCGCGTCGATATTGTCAACGCGCTGGCCTACATGCTTAGGCTTCGGCCAGGGATGCCGGTCTACGCGGCGTTCAGCTCGGATCATATCCAGCATCGCGTGCCCAACGCCCGTGCGGATTGGTATGTGTTCGTGAACGCCACGCCGGGGATGCTTCTTGCAGTCCTCGCGTTCGTGCAGGACGGCTTGTTGAGCGTCGTCAAGGACTGGGTGATCGAGGGGTCGCTAGACGATAGCCTGCGGGCCGTGCTTATGTCCGTCAGCCACGAGATTCCCACGGGCAAGGTGCCGCAAATTATGGTGCCGTATGACCGCACGCTTATCAACGATGCGTCGAACTTGCCTGCAACGCTTAAGCGGCTGCGGTTGCAATACCGCACCGGGAAGCGGATTGTTGACGCGCAGGAAAGCCTAGACTCGGCGTTGCGGCTCCGGCGCAACAACGCCCCCACGTTCACTGTTAGCCCCGAGGCGACGTGGACACTCAATGCTCTGGCAGGCGGGTATTGCCGCGAAGCAGGAACGGCGTCATTCGCTGTAAGAGAAAATGTTTACAAACACGTTGCGCAGGCGTTAGAGTCTGGCTATGCGAGTTTGAGCGGCTACGCGCTGGATTCCGAGCGAGACGATCTCGTTTATAGTTACACCAGCACCGGGCGGCCTTACATTTCGATGCGACGGTAAATGCTTAAGCCGCCAGCCCCAATTACATTCTTGCATGGCCGATAAATGACTGAAGATGACCGCGATCTAGAGCAAGAGCAGGATCGAGAATACGTCACCAAAAAAGACGTGCTCGAACAGGCTAAAGAGGTCTACCGAGACGTGATCGAGGCATACCTTGCCCGCGAGGATCGTGACCGGGACATCGAGAAGTTTTGGGACATCTACAACTGCAAGCTGGGCGACGAGCAGGCTTACTCGGGCAAGTCGAAGGTGTTTGTGCCCATTGTGCGTGACGCGGTGGAGGCGCGGACGTTGCGGTTTAGCAACGCCCTATTCCCGAGCAATGGGCGGTATGTTGAGTGTATCTCCAGCACGCAAGACACGGCTCGGGCGCTGACGGCGCTACAGAACCACTATGTGCGTGCCAGTCGGCTGCGCGAAGTGATTACGTCACTGCTGCGCGCTGGCGACGTAACGGGGCAATATAACCTGTATGTGGACTGGCAGACGCGAGCACGCACCGTCACTGAACGGCAACTAGAGGATGTGCTGACCCCTGATGGGCTGCCGACCGGCGTGCAAATCGAGGCAGAAAAGGAAGTCGAGGTCGAAGTCGGTCTGCCGGACGTGTGGGTGATCGCTGACCAAGACTTAGCGGTCATCCCGGCGACGGTGGACAACATCGACGACGCGGACGTGGTGGCCGTCACTTTGCGGGCGACTAAATCTTGGCTGCGCGAGCGCAAGGATCAGTTCTCACCGAAGCAATACAAGCGGGCGATGGAGTTGTTCTCCGTTTCGTCGGATCGCAAGGAGAACCCCAACCATCCTGACGACCCCAAGCGGCAGGCCAAGGAGGCCGGGGTCAAGAGCGATAAGGGCACAAAACACTTGATGCTGCATCAGGTGTGGTGCAACCTGAAGATCGACGGGGAATACACGCCTTGTTACTTTGTCGCCTTCGGGCCTGACGACTTTCTGACGATCAAGAAAAACCCGTTTTGGGGGCAGCGCCCGCCCATTATTTCGGCACCCGTCAAGAAACTGCCGGGGAGTTTTTGGGGCGTCAGTCCGATCAAAGCCGTTGCTCAGCTGCAGTATCAGGCAAACGATGCGGTCAACATGGGCATGGACGCCGCGCAGTATGCCCTTGCGCCTATCGTCATGACGAACCCGGAGCGCAACCCTCGCGTGGGGTCGATGGTGCTGGAAATGGCCGCCGTGTGGGAAACCAGCCCGCAGGACACGCAGATTTTGCAATTCCCAAAGCTGTGGCAGGACGCTTTGCAACTGGTTGCGGCTACAAAGTCGCAGATTCAAGAGAGCTTCGGGCTAAACCCGGCCATGATGCCGATGGGCGGGTCGCCGTCGCGCAAGCCGACGCAGGCGCAAGTGGCGCTGGAACAGCAAGTGACGATAGAAGGGATCAGCGACGCTGTTCGCGTGCTGGAGTCGTTCGTCCTGACGCCGCTGGTCGAGCGAATTTTTGAGTATGACCAGCAGTTCCGTGACAAAGACGCCAGCATTGAGCACTTTGGCGAGCTAGGTTACGAGGCAGAACTGGAGCGCGTGCCCCCGGTGCAATGGGGGACGCGGTATCGGTTCGTGTGGAATGGCGTGCAGCGGATGCAGAACACGCAGAACGTCCAGCAGATGATCGCTGCGATGAACGTTTTGCGCGGGATTCCGCCCGCACAACTCGGCGGACGCACGCTCGACGTTGGGCCGATCCTGGACGTGCTGACCGACACTGTGTTTGGCCCCAGGTTGGCGAGCCGTATTCTCAAGTCGCCGCGCGAAACGTTGAGTATCGACCCGCGCCTGGAGAACGAGATGCTGGTTCAGAACATGCCAGTCGTTCCAAGCCCGATGGACAACGATGCCGAGCATATTCAGATGCACCACATGGCCGCCATGCAGACCGGCGACCCGACGCACCAGATTGCGTCGCATATTCAGCTCCACAACCGCCAGATGCAGCAGAAGGCCGCCGCCCAAGCCCCGCAAGGCGCACCAGGGGTTCCTGGCGGCGCAGGGCCGGGCGTGCCCGGCACTCCGCGCATGGGCGGGCAAGCTGTTGGGCCGCGCGGTGCAGCGCAGCAACCACCTGGCGCGGTTCACCCCGACCAGATGCACGCGCCGGGGGTCATGCCTCGGAAAATGTAACTCACCTAGGAGACTGTTATGTCCATGTTGACTGCCATTGAGAAGTTCATCTACGACCATCTACATCCGCGCGTTATAGCGTTGGAGGCGCGTGTGGCCGAGTTGGAGGCGCGCGTTAAAGAGCTTCTTGGCGAAAAACCCGCGCCCACGCCCGAGACGCCTGCAAACGACACGCATCCAGAAGATAAAGCGTGAAGTGTTGCAATTTGTTTGATTTGATGTAGCATTTGCGCATCATCGACTGACGTCCGTAAGACGTTGTTCGACTTGTGGCCGTAAGCACACTAGAGGTAAGCATGAACGACGATCAAGAATTTGAAGGTGGCTTGGATGAAATCGACACGGAGCAAATCACTCCCGACGGTGACGAAAATGGCGACGCACAGCAAGGCGCTGATGAAGATGCCGAAGTCGTCAGCCAAGATGGAAGTGAAGGCGCCGACGACGAAGCCATTGCCGAAGCTGCTCGCGCCGCGCAAGCCGCGCAAGTAGGTCATTCTTCAAGAGCGCAAGACCGGATTCGACGACAACAGGAGGAATTGCAACGCGAGCGTCAAGCGCGCGAATCGGCAGAACGAGAACGCCAGATATTGTTGCAACAGCTCGAAGATCAGCGCACTGCGCTGGAACGAGCTCGGCAACAGCAATATCTTGAAGCACTCGACCCCGCCGAACGCCAAGCGTATTTGCTTCAACAGCGTATGGAGCAAATGCAGCGCGAAATGCAGCAACAGCAGTTCAGCCAGCAGGACATGATGGACAAGATTGCGTTCCAACAGCGTGCGATGCAGAACCCGATGGTTGGCAAATATGCCGATCGGGTTGAGCAGACGCTGTTGCAGATGCGCGCAAAAGGCCAGACTGCCCCCCGCGAATCGATTTTGAAATTTCTGGTCGGAGAAGATGTGCTTACCAAGGCCCCGGCGTCTATCGCCAAAGCCACTAAAGCCGCTTCTAAATCTACGTCCAAGCCGTTACGTGCCCGTGGCAATGCTGCCCCAGGCGCGCCGGATGAAGATGCAGACTTGGAAGAACGCCTCTCTCGGATGACTTTTTAAGGATTTTGCATCATGGCTACCAATAATGCTGCCAACTTTGCCGCAGACGTAGGCAAATACATTCAGAAAAAGACGCTGGAGTTGACTCAGCGTCAAATCGTTGTGTCTCAGCTTGCGGAGCGAGTTGACCTGCCGAAAGGCATGGGCACGACCTACTACGCGTTCCGTTACGAGCGCGTTCCCCTGCCCTACACCACTTTGTCGGAAGGCGTGCCCTCCGCTGGCGAGACGATGACGATTACGCAAGTAACTGGCACCGTGGCGCAGTGGGGCGACCTGATCCGCATCACGGACGTTGCTGAACTGACCATCCATCACCCGGTCTTTAAGAAGGCCGTGGAACTGATCGGTTTGCAGGCGACGGAAACCATCGAGCGCAATACGTTCAACGCGATCATGGGCGGCACGCAGGTCAACTACGTTGGCGCTGTGGGCGCACGCGCTAGCCTGACGAACAGTTCTGTCCTGACCCCGCACGAGCTTAACCGTGCAATGGGCACGCTGTTCACCAACGGCGCGCGGTATTACATGGGCGGCAGCGAGACGGACATCAAGATGAAGCCTGCCGCAGGCTCCAAGGGCGTCACTGCTGCGACTGCTCCGCACTACGTGGCCGTCATTCACCCGCTGGTCGAGCAAGACTTGCGCGAGAACTCGACTGTTGTGACTGCATGGCAATACAGCGACGTTGGCAAGCTGTACAACAACGAGATCGGCCAGTGGTCTGGTGTGCGGTTTACTCGCTCCAACCTTGTCCCGTCGTGGACGGGCGCGGCGGCTGTCTCCGGCACGGCAGGCACTGCGGGTTCGCTGGCGACGAACACTTACTATATCCAGGTCACGGCCTCGGACATCAACACCAACTACGAGAAGGTGATCTACCAGCCGTCTACGGGCATTAGCGTGACGGGGCCGACCGGCTCCATTAGTGTCACGGTGCCGAGCACGGCAGGCTACACCTACAACGTGTATGTTGGCACGTCGTCTCCCCCGTCGAACCTTGGCTTGTCTGCTTCCGGCCCAACGTCCGGCCCGCTGTCTGGCAACGCAACACAAATCGCCCCCGGCTCGACGGTCGTCATCACGGGTCTTGGCGTGTCGCAAACCGCGCCTGCGGCCCCCGCAAACGGCGTGACGGTCTATCCTACCTTCATCTTTGGTAAGGAATCGTTCGCGCAAGTCGAACTTGACTCGCTCAAGACGTTCTACCTGACCGGCGCGGACAAGTTCGACCCGCAGAACCAAACTCGTGTGGTGTCCTGGAAGGTCTTTTACGGCACGATGATCATGAACAACCAGTTCTTCATGCGCATCGAGTCGGGGTCGGCCTTCTCGCCCACCTTTGGTTAATGGTTAACCTGACGGGGCTAAACGCCCCGTCAGTTTCTTTGGAGCAAGCATGAACGACAAACTTGAAGCACAAATCCGCGAAGCAGCGGCAGCCGCCAAGGCTAAAAAAGAGGACAATCCGGTCGAGGTCGAAGTCGAGTACGAAGAAGTGTTCATCGACCTTCCTCCGCATAGCAGCCACCTCTCGATCGACGGGCGGCATTTTCAGCAAGGCGCGTCTTACAAGGTTACGAAGGCGCAGGCGGCGTCAATGCGTGATATCATGAGCCGCGCTTGGGCGCACGAACAAGAAGTTCGCGGCCAGCGCAAACCATTCGATGCATATCGTCGTCAACGCGAGTTCAGCCTAAGGGGTTAATCCATGAGTGAAAAAAGCAACGTTGGGTATGTCTATCAGTTTGCGGCAACTGTCGCAGACGGGATGAGCGTCACCTTCAACGGGAACTTTCCGGTCGGTGTGTCGGTTGAAGCGATCAACGCTGAGATTGACCGCTTCCGCGCCGTGGCCGAGAGGCAACGCGCGAAGAACGAAGTCAAGATGCTTGAGGCAATGCTGATCGAGAAAGAAGCAACAATCCGTAACGCCGAACTGGATTTGCGCCAGTACCTCAAGAAGAACAAGGACGGCG